TTGTGTTAATTTAGGGTTTTTCTTACGCAGTTTACTTGCTTCAGCAACTACCTTTTTGAATTTCTCCCTAGCTGCCTTTTGTTTTGCAGTCATATTCTATTTTTTTAATTTTTGTTCACACCATTTCAACATTTCCTTTCCACCCCATAATTGATACGATATGTAACCGCACCGATCTTTTTCACCCACATAAACTTTCGCCCTTTTCAAATATGAATAGATCTTATTCACAAATTTTTCACTCAATACCTCTCTATTCATCAACTTCATCGCAGTTTTCACTCCAGTTGCATTTTTGCAACTACCTTTCATAAGATTCAAAACATATCCCTCAACTGCATTTTTTGTAGCTTTTGCTGGATAGTTTTTATACATATTAAAGGTGAAAAGAAAGTGATTATTTTTTACGACTGATCAAATATAAAACCAACGCACCACCAACCACGAAAGGAATGTAGTTCATCTTTTGTTTTCCATCTTCAATTCCTTCAGTTTGGTTAACTATCCTATCAACTTCTTCTTGTTCTGCCACTTCCAACTTTTCAGAATTTTCTAAATTTTTTTCTACAACGTTTTTCACTTGCTTTGCCAATACCCTTTTGCCAACTTCGGAAACCTCTTTAACATCAATTCCCAACTTTGACAGAAATTCAGCAACTTTTATCAAAATAGGTGCGGCGGTAACAGTTGCAGAAGCAGTTCCAGTACCTACAACACCAATTTGACCCTCTGAAGCAAATTCAACTTGTTCACCCAACAATCTTTTTTTCTTTGCACCCTGATCAACTTTTCTCAAAAGTTCATTTGGGTTGCCACCTAAATTTGCCCACCAGTTTTGAGTTGCATCTGCCCTATCACTAAATGCTTTTTTCAGTTTTGTTGCAAGACCCATGAAATTCAAACCTACCAGCAACAAAAATGACCCCCTTGCTGGGGCAAGTGCTATTTTTACAACAATCTTTTTTTTCTCTTTGGGTTGAGCAGTTTTTTTCGCTGCCCCAACTGATTTTCCCACTCCTGAAATTGAATATAGTGGCATATTGTTTGGTCTTTTGTCTATCTTATGAAAAAATGTTTTTCTTTCGTTAAATGTGCTTAATACTGGATCAATATAGTATTCAGTTCCATCATTTTCCTTTATTACTGCAAAAACATGATGAGGAACTTCATCCAGCAGTTTATAGCTTGCAAAACGATAAAAAATATCGTTTTTTATCAATCCTTTTCTTTTCAAGGAATCCAATACACCCATTATGAATAAAGCATAATTTTTGCAATCATTTTTTGCCAGTGATACAATAGCACTGGGGGACATGATCCGCTGGTTGTTTTCAGATTCTATTTTGTACCTAACATTCTTTTTGAGAAAGTTGAATAGATTTTTTGCAGTTTGAATCCCATCACCAGCATAAAAATCTTGACTAATTTTATCATATTCAGGGGCATAAATTTTATGTGCTGAAAGCATTGCAGACATGATGTCGGGAACCCCTTGATCTTTTTTAATCAAGATTCGTTTTTTGCCATATGCACTTAATCTACCTAGCAAACGATCCCTATTCATCAAATAAGTTTTGCAGTATATTCAAATGGAGCAACGATCCCATCAAAATTTCCAGTTCCTTTAATTTTGTATTTTAGTCCTGATTTCAATAAACCTCTTTGAGTAAGTAACTGAATAATTCCAATTGTAGGGGATGCAATCACTTTGAAATCACTTTCACTTTTTGGGGCAATTTTTTGCTCACCAAATGAGCTAAAATCTGCAACAACACGATCATTTATATAAACCTCTCCAGTAATTGCAGAAACTACACCCGTTTGATTTGTTGGGTTCTGAATTTTGAAATTAAGTTCAAATTGTTTAGATAAACCCTTACCAATCAACCGAATTTTTTTGAAAATTAATTTTGTTTTTTGACCCAGTTGTACCCTTGTCCAAAGATACCATGCAGCTAGTCCGCCGATACCCAAAAAAAGCAAATTACCCTTTTTCAAAATTTCAAACGTTTTACCAAAATTACTAAAAAAATTCTAAAAAAACAAATTTTGGGTCAAAAAAGTTGAATGGAAGGTCAACATCTGGGTTCAGGGGTATACTTCTAGTATACCCCTGACCCGTTGCCATCCATCCAAGCCAAAAATGACCCTTTCCAAGTTGACCTAAGTTGACCTAAGTTCATCAAATCCACTTTTCTTTGACCTTTGGCAATAAAAAAGGGGCAAAATGCCCCATTTTTGTTTTTCAGTGTTGATGTTTGTATCAGGAATCGTTTCTAAGGTACTTTCTAGCCTCAAATTTGGCAGATCTCTTGCAATATAGGTTCACATACCAACCACCACATTTTTCGGCGAATTTGAGGAAATTTTCGGTGTTGTTGATATTCCGATATTTTCGGGGTGTAATTCCCGTTTCAGGTTTGAAAAATATTATTCCAGTAAAAAGTTTGCTCATAATTAGAAATTTTCTATTTTTGACATGAAAGGAAAGTGGTTTTTCGTTATGGAAGATCATTTGTCAATAGGGGTGGGCGACCATCCCTATTTTTTTTGATATAGTTCACCGATCTTGACAATAGATCCATCTGCAATCCAATCTTTAACAATCTTTTTCGCAGTGGTTTGCCCTTTACCAGTAAATTCAGAAAAATCAGAAATAAGATCTTTGTAAGTTCTATTTTCAAACAATAGTTTATTAATCAAAGATGTTTTTTCCATTCCGTAAATATATGTACCCTTTTGAACTGGATCAGTGTTAACTTGTTGCCAATTGTTTCCAGTATATTGAATTGATATAGGGTCAAAATCATCCGTTGATCTCAAAAATGTAGGAATGAGATCTAATGTCTTTTTTTCTTTATTCTTTTCAATTTTTAAAACTGATTGACTTTTACGATCTAAATAGGAGCCTATGTGTCCAATTGAGTTTTGATCTTTTTTACCAAGATGCAAAACGCAAAGGATCAAAAGATCGTGTTGTTTTGTGATCTTTTTTAGCCACTGAACTAAATAAAAACTTTGTTCAACTGAATTAAAATCCGCTATTAAATCCAATATTCCATCAATGACAAGTACCGAGCAATCTTTGTTTTCATCCAAATAAATCTCAATCATTGACTGAATGTCTTGTGGAGAATCTTCCCTAAATAGGAATGAATCAAAATTGTGCGGAAGGGGATCACAAATAATTTGTGATCTTATCCTTTCCAGCACCCTATAATAGTCAAAATCCGAACTTTCGGTGTCTATATAGCATATCCGCTTCCTTTCCTTTGGAAAGTTTATTTTCATCCCGAATATATCCCAGTGCGTAAATGCTGAAGCAATTGCACTGGTAATGAAAGTTGACTTTCCAGCTTTAGGCAATCCCTGAAAGCAAACAAATGATTGACTGGTACCTATATTTTTTCCTTGAATAGAAAAAATTACATTTTCTTCAGGTGGTTTGTAACCATTGCGGAATTTTCGGGAGTTAAGCTTTTCGTGTAGATCATTTGTCATTTTATACACTTTGTATTAACCCACTTTCTTTTTCACCTTCGTTTTCCAAATATGAGCAAAATTTTGCAGCTAATTCATAACAATATTTTATTGTTAATTCATTTACTGGTTCATCTGCCCAATCAGTGCTATTCATCACATGAGCCTTGAATATCTCCAGTGCAACTGCTTCTTGCTTTGTAAATCCAGTCATTAAGATTACCTGACCGAATTTGTCCTGAATAGGATGAACTGCACTTGCTGGTAAATCTTTGTTTTTTTGCATTTTGGTTGTTATTTATTGTTAAACAATGGGGGCAAAGTGCTAACCCCACCTTGCCCCTATGAATGGTAACTGTGAAATGCTTATGGCAATTAATACACTTCATTCTGCTTTGCCTTATTCATTTCAGCAATCTTGTCAAGATACTTCATAAAATCTTCCATCGCATATTTCATGGAAAAACGGCGAAGAAAATAAATTTTTGATATTCCTTCACTTGCCCATTCCTTGTCCGAAATCAAAATAAATGGATCGCCATTAGTTACAAAAACTTCAAAATAGATCTTTTTTCCGTTCATCATTGCTGGTTTCATGTGCTTAGTTTTTCTTATTTAAAAAATACATTAGTAAATCTTGTTTTTCTAGTTCAAGTGCTGAAATTATTGCAGTTATTTCGTACAATTCAAAATTATTTATGTCGGTACTTTTACACATAAATTTTCCATCTTGAAACATTGCAGTAAATGTAAACTTTTTAACATTTTCTTTTTTCGTTACTTTTTTCATTTGTCTTGTTTTAAAATTGTAGTTTTAAATTTTGTATATCAAAATCCAGTTGATCAATCATCCCTTCAATTAAAATCCTTAGTTCACTTTCCATATTGAATGGGGAATCTTGTTGGTAAATCGTGTGATAATCTTTGTCGGCAAAGAAATGAATTTGAATGTTACTGAATCTTTTTGCGTTTAACATCCTTTGTAGTTTCTTTTGCTTTTCTTCCAAAAAATGTATTTCATCAAATAATTCCTTTAGATCGTTATACATTGGGTTCATTTTGTAAGGTTTTAAGTTGATAAAATAAACCGAATTCAAAACCGATTTTTAAAAGGTGAAAATCATCGTAATAGTACAAAATAAATCTTTTGGGATCGTTGATGTACTGATCATGCCTGATATTGTTTGATCTTAGAAATTCATCCCAGTACATATTGGGATCATAATTTAGTACAATGGTTGCCATTTGTCAATTTTTTAATTAAATAAATTAATTCAATCAGTGCGAATGTCAATAGGAATACTGGAATACATAGGATGAACCAAATAAATCCCAGCAACCGAGCAAATAACCCGATCATAATGCCCAAATTGAATCCGAAAAGCAAATGAGAATAGCCAATAGAATAATGGCTGCAATGGTGTAGGCTGACTTTTGTTCCTTTGTCATGGTTTTTTCGTTTAAAAGTTTAAAAGATGATTTGTCAATTCAAATCTATAAACATTTTTTTGAATCCACCAAATTTTTTGCAAAAAAAATGGGGAAAATAGAAATTTTCCCCTGAATTCATCTGAATAAACTGATTATGACCCCACTAAGATAAGAATAATTGCCTTTCTAACTTCCTTCTTTCATCTAAACCTTTCAAAACTACCAATTTTCCATCTACCCTTGCTTTGTTATATAAAAGAAAGGAATCTGCTGCCTTTTGTATGTTTCCAGCATTAAAATTGGATCTTATGGATGATAATTGAAACCTACCCAATCCAATGTTATATGCCAAACTTGTCATTGCAGCCAATTGATTGGCAGTAGGTGTTCTTGTGAACATCTTTTTCAGTGCCATTTGCCTTTGAGCAATTTCCTTATTCAGCCATTCTAAAGCCTTTTCTTTACTTATACGATCACTGGCAACAACTGGTCTATTTTTATCCCAGTTATATTGCGTTCCATATCCAATAGAATACTGGTTGTTTGTATCCAAATAGGGTTTTAAGGATAAACCCTCAAATTTTGCAATTAATTCAGCAGCGTTCACCTTCTTTGCAGTTAATAGCAGCAAAATGATCGCTGCAATAATTATATATTTTTTAGTGGGTGTCATGATCTTTAGCCATCAAACCGAGAATAAGAGTTGCCACTCCTGAAATAACCATTGCAACATCTTTATTTGCAATTCCATCCACTACCAAAGGCAGTCCAGCAATTGATCCAAAAAAGGATGTTTTGATATTTTTTAATATATGTCTCATTTTTTCTTTTTTAGTTGTTTATAACCAACTGCAATGGATATGCCACATGATATTGTGGATGCTACAACAAAAACCAGTTGTGCAGCATCGCTTATGTCTTGCATACCAACAAGAGAAAAAAAGATCGTTCCTATTGTGGCAATGTATGTCGGCTCAGTTTGTGGCATTAATTTCTCCATCTTTCTTTTCCTCAAAGTGCTTTGCAATAACATCAAACGCTTGAGTTACGGCAAAAGTTTCGTTCAAATTTTGGAAAATACCCTTTGCAACACCAAGATCCAGTGCTGACTTGATTACATTAATTGCTTGTTTTTCGTTCATTTTGTCAAATTTTAGTTGTTATTAAATCAAAGTTAAGCCAAGTTGTGATGCAATCCACTGATAAGCAGCCAAATTTATGTCGGCAGCTTCACCCCAAACGATGTAGTTTTCGCCATCAATGGTGCTATTTCCTTCGGACAATTTCTCTCCAGCACTATCGGGTTCGCTTCCACTGGCAAGAATTGACCAGTAAAAAGTTGCACTGGATGAAAGGTTGTCATTGATAATATAGGAATTGAGCCATGATCCCTCTTTAACTTGTCCGTTTACCCAAATTTGTACGGGTTGTATTTGTTTCATTTTATTTGTTTTAATTATTTAATAAAGCAATTTTATAGGTTGTTCCATCACAATTGATGATTAAATGTTGTCCTGATGATCCACCAGCAGTACCAGAAGTTTGTCCATCAACTTTGAATTGTCCATTAATTTCTACACCTGAATAAAAAATGGCTGATCCAGTAGGTCCTATATATAAACTGGCTGACCTTGAATTATTAGAACCAGTATTAATTTGAAAATCATAACCAGCCAAAAAAGTATTTCCGCTTGAATTTGCCCACATAACAAGTTGTGAACCAGTATCAGAACCACCAGTAATGCGAATATAATTATTACTATTTATATAACCAGATGTTATTAAGTTACTTGTTGTTTCTAATTGACCACGAAATATACCAGTACCATTAACATCTAATTTGATACCTGAATCCGTAGTTGTACCGATTAAAAGGTTTCCACTGGCTGCCAATGTCATTGCTTGTGTAAAAGTTATTATACCTCCAGCAGTACCAGAACTAGCCGCATACCATATATGATAACCAGTTATTTGTCTATATAGAGTGGCAAAAGTTGATGATAAATATCTATTATTGTATGCACCATCTACATATATATTTTCACCTATATATGTATCTTGACCTGTATTATAAATTGAAGTTGTTGAACCTATTTGTAATGCTTTTATACCAGCACCCCATTGACTGGGGGTAACACCAAGTCCAAGATTTCCTGACTCATTCAAAAGCATCCTATTACCATTAACACCAGTCCATAAATAGCCTACATATCCACTTTGACTACCATAAAAATCCAAATATCCAGTAGATGAATTTCTGCCTATTGCGTAATACTCACTTGATGCAGTTCTTAATCTTATTTGATCACTGGATGTACCGATAATGTCTAATTTTGCTGAAGGAGATGAATTTCCAATTCCAAGATTTCCAGAACTTGTAATTCTCATTACCTCTCTTACACCAGTAGATTGACTATTAGTTCCGAATGCCAAATACCCATCATAGTTACCACTTGTTGAATTTTCTTTTCTTCCCCAAATAGAACCAAATTGTGCAATTGAAGATGTACCTGAATAATTACCACCTAAACTTATTCCAGCACCTAAATCAATTGCTGCACTATTTGTAGTGAATGCTTGTATAGTTTGATAACTTCCATTAACTGCGTTTGCTGCCCTAACATCTAATGCACTTAAAGGAGATATTGTTGCAATACCAATTTTACCAGCAGTATTAATAAATAAATCTGCTGTTGCACCTGAAACAAAAAAACCTAAATTATTTGTAGCACTATTTGTACCAGTATTTTGTATGAATGACCAATTAGAATTATCACTCACAAACATATTCAGTGTTCCACTTGCTCTAAATGCACCAGATCCATTAACATCTAATTTGTATCCTGAATCAGTTTGCGTTCCCAATAATAAATTACCAGCGGAAGAAAATCTACCTCTTTCAGTTGATGCAGTACCAAATAAAAGTGCATCATTTGTTTGCGTATATCCTACATAACCACGATAAGGATCACCACCAGTAGTTCCATCACCAAATTGAACATAATGGGTTTGGTTTGTTGCTGCCCATAATTGCAAACCACCTGAAGTAGTAGCGGGAACACCAATAGATAAACTTAATGCAGCAGAAGTAGATCCAGCACTTGTTGAACCGATACAAAGATTTCCTGATGAATCGGAATATAAATTGCTATCACCTATTGTACTTGATCCAGTAAACTTTGGAACATAACTTGTTGTACCGCTTCCACTAATTGTACCACTGGGAACTGCCTGAGTAGACAAAACACCACTTGCATCGGCAACAACCATACGAGTACCACTACCCGAAAGGTTGTTGATAATTACATTTCCAGTTTGCCTGATAGTGATCCTATCTCCCCCAGCATTTAAAATTAAATCCGATCCACTTAGTGCGTACAAATAACTTGTTCCGCTGCCACCATTACCGATAGTAATTGCTCCATTTGTACCGATAGCACCATTGACATAAAGCTTGTACCCCAAATCAACGTTATATCCGATAGATATATTGTTTGATGTGGTTATCCGCATCACCTCACTGGCATTGATTGACTGCCACATACCAAATAACAAAGGGCTTGAACTGGCAGTGGATATGCAAATATCTCCAGCAGTTGCACCTTGAATAAAGTTATTTGTTGCAGTGGCAAGACCCATAACGAAACGCCTTGTCGCACCAAAACCAGCATTGTCAATACGAATGGAAGGTGCATTTGCTCCTACCACTTGCAAATGAGCATCGGAACTGGCATTGTTGATAACTACCAATCCCGTAGATGTGGTTTGTGATCCAAAAAAGGTTTGCCCACCAGTAAAGGATAAATAATTACTATTGTAACTTACTACCCTATTCCCAGTAAGTGTACCATTTGAATTGTATATATTGACTGAAGCACTACCACCATCTGCAATTAAATCCCATGTAGTGCCAGTATCACGATAAATGGCAGCAGTATCCGTTGAAATAAATATCCTTCCAACAATCCCAGCATTGGGGCGATTGGCGAAAACATCCGAGAAAAACATCGGAGTTCCCCTTTGGTTTAATATCTCAAATGCTGGATCTATCATTTGTAAAGTTTTCTAATTACCAACAAATTGTTATTTGCACTTTGATAGACACTGAATTGAATATCGTATTCTGTTGTATCCAGTTCATTGATATTACCTGAAATTTGCAACGATTGATTTTGTTGCAAGGTTATTGCTCCCGCTATTGTAACGGGGTTGCTACCAATGTTCAAAAAAGTAATATCATTGCACTGGCTGGACACTTTTTGTGCCACATAAAAATTTTTAAATTCAGTATAAAATTGCTGGATTTTTGCTCCAGTTGATCCACTGAACTTGTTTTCCAGTTCATACCTCTCCCGATCGGACATTTGCTTTTGGTATTTCAAACGCAAATTGTCGCTTTGGATTTTATCTTCTACCCTTACGGCTAAATGTTGTACTGGCATATAGTAATTTTTTAATATAGATCAGGGAATTGTCCAACACCACCAAATATCTTTCTGCCACTTGACAATGTTTGAATTGCTTGTTTTTGCTTTGCAGTCATTTTCTTTTTCTTTACCGCTTCAGAAATCTTTTTTACTACGGGAATAGCCTTTTGAACAAATGTTTTCTTTTCAAATTGCTCCCTTGTTATTTTTTCAGGTTCAGGCACTATAACCATACCTTTTGGCTTCTTTTTGGCTGCCAATAGATAAAATGCACCATAACCCAGCAAAAGATATAGCAATGTCTTGTTTTTCATTATTTCTTTTTTAT